AATGCAATTTTAGATTATGAAGAGCTACAAGAGCATTTTAGCGATGAAGCAAATCACCACCTCTACAAAAAAAGAGATGATGAGACTTTGGTTTGCTGGATGTGTTGCGACTTTGAGCTAATCCGTCAAGTTGATGGAGCTGGAGTTATAGACAGAGGTAGTTGTGGCGATGGTATCGTCTATGACTTAAAAACAAAAACTATATCAATAGAAAGGGGTTAATATGCCACAAGGTGTAATGGTTAAACCTACTAAAAAGCTGACACCCTCAGCCATAGTAGTAAAAACGAGTCAGGTTATCGGTGTGGTTGGAAGTGCTGTTAAAACAGAGTTACCAACTAAGTATCAAGAGAAACTAACAGAGGATAAAGGGTTACTTCTTTTTAACAGTCCAGCTGAGGCTCTTGAGGTGTTTGCAGGTGTTGCAGGAACTATCAGAGAGGAACTTGATGATATTAACTTACAAAATGTTCATGCTCCTATCGTGGTATCTGTGGCAAGTGTAACAGCTTCACAGCTTGAGAAAGCTCCTGAAGATTTTTATGAGGTCAATGCATTTAAAAGCCGTGTGCTTGAGCAGATTGATAACCTCAAACTCGCTCGTACCATTTTTGGTAAAGCATACAAAGTTAGATGGGCAGTTGCTGGTTACTTCTCAGCAGATGTAGATGTTCAGCAGAGACTAAATATCTTCAATGAGGGAACGAAAACAGCAGGTGTAATTGACCTGAATGAGACCTCAGTTCAAGGTGCAGTAAAAACACTTGAGAAAATGGGAACTAAGAGACAGCTTGTAACTCCTTTCTACGGTCAAAAATGGAGTACCTTTGAAGATAAAAATATCTTTAGACCTCTAAGTGCTTGTATCGCTGGTCATAATGCTTATTGGTCGGCTCTGTTTGGTGAGTTTGGTGATGCATACAGTTATGGAAACCTGCCTATCTATGGTATTACAAAACTAAGAGTGCCTTTGACTTATGAAGAGGGTGCAGAGTGTGATGTAAATACTTTAGCAGATGCAGGTGCTACTGTGGTGTTCAACGATGATGGCTGGGAGCTTTATAACTTTGAGACTCCAAACACAGATGAGACAGAGAATAAACTTGAGTATATTCGCTTCTTTGATATGTTGAATGAAGCTCTACAAAAGGGAGCTAAAGAGTATCATCAAAGACCGTTTACAGAGGTTAAAGAGATGCTACAGCTCAAAATAGAGCAGTTTCTTGGTAAAGCCGTAGATGCTGGTGTGGCTCTTGGTTTTGATGTATGGCTATCTCCTGAAAATAGTGGAGCAGAGGTTCAAGCAGGTCGTTTCTATCTTTCCTATAAGACAGGTAACAATCCAGCAGTTAGAACAATCATCCTACAGCCGTTTAGCACTACTGAGTATGCTGATAAGCTTGTAGAGACAAAGTAAGGAGTGAAATATGTTAGATAAATCAGGACTTGGTAAAACAGGCTCGGTACTTACAGGTGCGAGTGTGATTATCGGAGGTAAAAATACCTTTGGTAAAACAGGAGAGATTAAGCCTTTTGAAACAAAGTTTATCGTGGTAAATGAAGAAAGCACAGGGCTTATTGAGAGTCCTATGATGGAAATCCCTATCGATGACATGGATCAACATTTTATCGCTGAATTTATGAAAGGTAGCGATATTCTCATCAAGGGTTCGCTTAGAAACGAGGGTAAAAATATCCCTGTAACGATGGCACTTAGTGGTCAGGTTCATGAGATAAGCCCAAGTTTCAAAACAGGTGACAATGCTGGTAGAACTTTCAAAATCCGTGTAGATAACTACATTGAGAAAGTAGATGGTAAAGAGACTATCAAGTGGAATAGACAAAAAATCCACTTGGAGTTCGGTGGTAATGGTGTAAATGTGTTGGCAGATTTTGCTAACCAAGTGCTTTAAAAATAAATACAGGAGAAAAGTATGGCAGATGTAAAAGTAGAGTATGGAGAGAAAAAAGTTGAGCTTAGTCGTTTATATCCTTTCGGTGAAACTAATGAAGTTGAAACAGCAGAGGGAAAAAAGAAAGTAACAGTTTTGAGACTAAAAGAGCTTAACGGATATGACAATGTAGCGATGAGTAAAGAGATTGAAAACGGCAAACTTGCTGGGTATCTACAAATCGCTTCAAGTGCTGGTATCACTTACGATGAAGCTCTGATGTTGGCTGATAAAGATAGTAATAAACTTGCAGAGGCTATTCAGGGTTTTTAACTGTCTTGCCTGATGATGTAGAGCTGATGATTGAGGCTCGGAGTCAGGTATATGAAGCCACAGGCATACCCATAGACAAACAAATGGAACTGCCAAACAATGAATGGTTAGCGATGCATAAAGTCGCTATGAAGAGGTATAAACAAAAGCTTGAACTCAGCCGTATAAATGCTGGGTTTTAACAATTCTTTCCTAAAAGCTTCATCTAGTTTGAGGGTTGGCGAAATGCTGTAAAACAAAAAAACTTTACAGAAAGGAGTATCTCATGACAAAAGAGAATACTATCAACGAAACGGAAGCGAGACAAATCGTATGGGAAGCCCTAAAGGCTGACGGTGTAGAGATTACAAAAACTCTACTTGACAAAGTGATGGATAAGCAAACCGACCTTGCTATCGAGGGGCTTAAAAAAGGCATGGGTATCAAAATGCAAGGGCTTGGAACTCTTGAGGTAAGAACTCATGAGGCTAGAACCTACAAAGTGCCAAATGGTGATGGAACATTCAAAACGGTTGACAAACCAGCTGGTAAGCATGTGGCTATCAACTTGAGCGATAAGCTCTATGAAGAACTAAACAAAGTTCTGTAACTGTTGCACGGCAGGGCTTCGGCTCTGCCTCTAATATGGTTATAGATAGGTAGTTTTTTTCCATATTTCCTCCCTACCTATCTATAACTATATTTAATCTCAAAAAAAAGGAATAAGATGTCAGCTCGTGGTACTGCCCTAAGTATGAACATAGTATGGAATAGTGCCATTCGAGGCTCTTCTTTCCTACAAGCAAGTGTAAAAGGTATCCACTCATATAGTGGTAAGCTTGAGAAAATCAATCTTTTAAAAGCTACTAAATTTCCTGTAATCAATAGACACTTAGAAAGCTTAAACAAAAATCTAAGAAAGCTCCAGCAGACCTCTGCAAAGATAAGCAGAACTCCGATGGACTTAGGCATAACGAAAAGTAGAGACTCACTCAAGGCAATACTTAGAGAAACTAAGGCAGTTGAGAGAGCTACAAAACAAACGGCTTTTTATAGCCAAAAAGATGCAGAGAATAGACTTAGAGCTGTGAGAGCTAGTAGAGCAGAGGCTAATGCACTCACTCGTGCAAGTAAAGCTCAAGCTCGTAAAGATAAGAGACGAAATGTAAGTGCTGGAGCTGTGGTAGGAACTGCTATGGCATTAGCTCCTTTGGTTATGCCTCTAAAATCATCTTTTAACTTTGAGGAGGCGATAACCTCAGTCAATGCCAAAACAGATACAGCATACTCAAAAGATATTCCTCTTCTAAGAGAAACGGCTATTAAGCTGGGTTCATCTACTGAATGGACTATGACACAGGTGGCAAAAGGCGAGGAGTACCTAACTATGGCAGGGTTCAATCCTAAGCAGATAGCTCAAGCTATGAAAGGTAACTTAGCACTTGCAACTGTAGGGGATTTGGATTTAGGCACGAGTTCGGATATATCATCTAACATATTGACAGGCTTCAATAAGAAAGCAGATGAGATGGATCGTGTAGCTGATGTGATGGCAAAAACAATCACAACCTCAAATGTTAATGTGGTAGAGCTTGGTGAGTCAATGAAATATGTCGGAACTATCGCTACAAGCATGAGAGGAAAGAATGCTTTTTTAGAAACGACTGCGATGGTCGGGCTTTTGGGTAATGTCGGTATCAAGGGAACTCAGGCAGGTACTCATTTAAAAGGTATGTATATGAGATTGGCAGCACCTCCAAAAAAGGCTGCTTCAGCGATGGATGCATTACACCTTAAAGCTTTTGATGCACAGGGCCAGGCTAAACCTATGCACCAAATTATAGGGGAGCTTAACCAAAAGTTTAAAAAGTATCACTACACACAAGAACAAAGAACTCAAGCTCTCAAAGATATTTTTGGGATGATAGCTTTACCAAGTGCTATGGCACTTTTGAATATGGGTGAAGATAAGATAGTGGCATATCAAAATAAGATAGATAAATCCACAGGAGAGGCTTTAAGAATACAAAAAATGAAGCTAGATACTCCGATAGGTCAAATGAAGCTCTTTGGCTCTGCTTTGGAGGGCTTGGCTATTACTATGACTCAAGAGCTGTTACCACCTTTTAAAGATTTTATGAAAGTAATGACAAAAGGGGTTAATGTAGTAACAGCTTGGGCTAAAGAGCATCCAAAGTTAGCCTCTGCGATTTATGGTACAGGTATAGCTCTTGGGGTGGCTACCGTAGCTCTTATGACATTTGGGCTTGTAGCTACTTTTGCAGGTAAGGGTTTAAGTGTGCTTGGCTTTGGTCGTGCAAAAGCTGGAATGATAGGGCTTACAGGTGCTACTAAAAAAGCAACTTTAGCAAGTCGTATCTTTGGTGGAGTGCTTAGAATGAGTCCTCTTTTTCTAATAGGTACTCTTATAGCTGGAGCTGTGTTTGCATTTGCAGACCTTGAGAGTGCTGTGGCTTTTGGAAAGTCTGCCATACTTGGATTTAACGATGGGCTTAATGCACTAAAAGCTACCTTTAGTCCTGTTTTTGAATGGTTTGGAAAGGTTAGCGATAAAGCTTCGGATTTGGCTGAGGGTTTTGGTTTTGCAGGTTGGAAAGCCAAAGAGGCTGGAGAGTTTGGTTTCCATTTTGGTCAATCTTTAGCTTTAATCATTCCTGCACTAATCGGTGCTAAAGTAGCTGGTATGGCTCTAAGTTTTGTTATGGGTAGCAAACTCGTTACAGGGCTTAAAATGGCTGGAAGTGCTTTACTGTTTGTGGGTCGTGCTTTGATGGCTAATCCTATCGGATTGGCTGTTACTGCCATAGCTGGAGGTGCAATACTTATCTATACCTATTGGGATAAAATCAAGCCATATTTTACG